CCGCAACACCTCCTGGAACTCCTGGTAATGGTGAATTCTGGTTAAATACATCAACACAAGAATTATCCATTTATGCAAATGGTGTTTGGGAAAATATAACATATAAGAGTGAACTAGCAGCTGATGCTGGAGCTTTAACTATCAATGCTGGTTACTTTTAGGAGAAAAACATGGCGAATACAATTAAAATTAAACGATCTACAACAACAGTAACCCCGGGGTCATTAGAACAAGGGGAATTAGCCTACTCTGAAAGTACAGGTACAGGAAATGGTGAACTATTTATTGGTATTGCTGGTGCAGCGTTAGAAAAAATTGCTGGGTTTAACGATGTAACTAAACTTTTAACTATTGATACAAATGCTGATGTAACAGCTGAAGCCAATGTAACTTCTTCATTTCCATTAGATGATGCCACTGTACTGGTTTATGACAATGCAGATAACACTAAAAGAATGCGTATTGATGTTGGTGCTGTAGGTACCGGTGTTACGCGTGTAGTTACTGTACCAAATCAAGATATAACTCTTGCTCATGATGGGGATCTTGTTCATGTAACTGGGGCTGAAAATATTGGAGGTAACAAGACCTTTGATAACGATGTAATCGTCACAGGTAACTTTACTGTCAATGGTACAACTACTTCTGTTAATACAGAAACTGTGACCATTGATGATAATATAATGGTTCTTAATAATAATGAGGCCGGAACCCCATCTCAAGATGCTGGGTTAGAGATTGAGCGTGGTACTTCTACTAACGCACGGATGCTATTTGAAGAATCAACAGATCTTTGGAAAGTTGATAATGGCTCTGGTTCATTAGTAGAAATTAGTTTACTTGGACATCAACATACATTGGCTGATGGTGCGACAGATGTAACAGCTGTTTTTGGTGAGTTGAACTTACTTGATCTATCAGGACTTACAGCTGGATGGGTTTTATCTGCAGATACTGCATCAACAGCAAGTTGGAAAGCTCCTTCTGTTAGTTCTGAAGTTAATGATCTTACTGCCTCAGTTACCTGGCAGAATATTCCAATTGCAAATGTTCCAACAGGAACAACCGGTACTACAGTTTCATTAGGTAACCATACTCATGCTGCTCTTTATCAACCATTGGCTACACCTTTAACAGCAATTGCAGCTTTATCAAGCGCAGACAGTAATTTTATTGTTGGTTCAGGTTCCGGTTGGGTTGCAGAAACTGGTGCAACTGTTCGAACCAGTTTAGGTTTAGCAATTGGTACAGATGTACAAACTTTTACTAAAAATAACTTTATTGCAACAGCAGCTCCTGCTGCAGCTACTGACGATGTAACACTTGGTTACTCAGTAGGATCTATTTGGATTGATGTAACTGGGGATGTTTCTTATATTGCAGTAGATGTAACAGATGGTGCAGCTGTATGGGTGCAATCAGGTTCTGCTGGAGCCTTTACACCAAGTTCTACAGATACATTAACAAATAAAACAATTAATACAGCAAGTAATACAATTACTATTGTTGAAGCTGATATTAGTGATCTTGGGACTTATTTACTTGCAGCAGATATTGATGATGCTCCTGTTAATGGAGAGTTAGCTCAACCAATTAGTTCTAATTGGGCTTTTGATCATGATATTGCTAATGAGCATATTGATCACTCTGCAGTTTCTATTACTGCTGGTGTTGGTCTAACTGGTGGTGGGGATCTTACAATTACTCGTACAGTAGATCTAGATACCAGTACATTAACTATTGAATCGGGTATTGATGGTGCTGCAGATTATGTACCGTATTACGATACAGCTGTAGGTATGAGAAAAGTGTTACTTAACGATATGTTAGACGGTGGTACTTTCTAGTGGCAAATGAAATAAAGTTAAAGCGGTCTAGTACTGCTTCTGCTGTACCAGTTGTTGGTGACTTAGCTTTAGGTGAGTTAGCCATCAATACCTATGACGGTAAACTCTACCTTAAAAAGAATGATGGATCTGACTCTATCGTTGAAATTGGCGGTGGTGGTGCTGGCGAATGGACAGTCTCTGGGACTGATTTATTACAATCAACAGCTGGCATTATTGATCTTTACATGTCAGATGCAGTTACAGATGCCACCCCTCTTGCACAAACAATACACGGCCAGGGCGGAAGTGGTACAGATATTGATGGTGCTTCTCTTACAATAGTTGGTGGCCAAGGTACTGGTACAGGCGTTGGTGGAGAGATCATATTCAAGACGGCTGACGCTGGGCTAACTGGTTCTTCATTAAATACATTATCAGAACGTATGATGATCAGCCAGGATGGGTGGGTATCTATTGGTAGTAGAACTTCCTTTAGTAATTACACAGCTATTACAGATATATTCCAAGTTGGGGGCAGCTTAGTTACTTCAACTACTAAAGAAGGAGTAACAAACGCTTGGGAAGATCGTATGATGAATGCGTATTACGACGTTGGTACATCTACGTACAAACGTATTAATACTGACTATGCATCATATTACTATCAAGGATACGGTGGACACTTTTGGTATACAGCAGCCACAGGTGATGCTGGGACTAATATTACATGGTCAGAGCAGATACGCTTTCTTGCTTCACAAGAAGTTCGTATCCAACATGGAACCACTAATAATACTACCGCACAATTACAAGTACAAAGCCAGTTATATGGTTTTGCTGTTAATACTGATACCTCTTTTGAATATTATTCTAACGGAGTACATAGATTTAAATCACAAGTAGAGATTAAAGAAACAAGCAATCCTATAACTTTTACTGCTGGCTATGGACAAATTTGGGTTAAAAGTGATACTCCAAGTTCTTTACATTATCAGGATGATGCTGGTACTGATTATACAGTTGCATTGTTAGATAGTGTTGGTGAGCATCTCATATTACCTTCAAACTCTAATGCTCCTACTCCGACTTTATCTTTTGGTGATGGTGACACAGGACTCTATGAAGCTAGTGCTAACATTATAGGTATGGCGATGTCAGGATCACTAGTATGGGTCTTTTCTGCAGCATCTATTTATGATGGCTCTAATGTGACTGGCCCAAAGATAGCAGCTGAAGTTTCTTCCTCAACAAACCCAACTCTTATACCAAATAGGTTTTCTAGTACTGCTGGCATAGGAGGAGCTTCTGGTACCGTGTCTATTATCACTAGCGGTACTGAGGCTATTCATATTGATAGTTCCCAAAAAATAGGGATTAATGTAACACCAAAAACTTGGCACTCATCCAGAGAAGCATTACAAATAGGTAACGCAGCTGCTTTTGCAAGTAGTAACGTTAGTGCAAGTATGTTCATTGGTAATAATTTTTATAAAAATAGCTCTAATCTTGATAAGAGAATAATCACTGGATACTCTTCTACTATAGATTTTCAAAGTAATGGAATTATAGAGTTTAGTGTTGGCGGTACAGGTAATGCTGATGACACAATAACTTGGGTTAAGACTACATTAAATAGTGTAGGAAATTGGGAATTTAATGGTAAGTTAGAAATGGGAGATACAGCAGGACCTGTATTAGTAAATGAAGCTGCAACAGCTACCAACCCTACTCTTATTTCTAATAAGGCTGATTTAACAACAGGTGTTGGTGGAGTCAGTGGAATAGTATCCTTAATTACTGGTAGTACAGAACGTGTACGTATTGGTGCTTCAGGTGGAATATTTATTGCAGAAATATCAGGAGCAGAAGCAGACGTTGCTGGTTACGGACAATTATGGGTAAAAGATGATAGTGATAATACACTATGGTTTACAAATGATGGTGGAGACGATATTCGACTAGGTGGTATTCAATTACAAACAGACATCGCCACTACCTCGGGTACCAGTCACGAGTACACATCAATACCGGCGTGGGTGAAGAAAATCACAATTATGTTTAGTGGTGTTTCGACAAACGGAACCTCTATAGTACTTATCCAGATGGGAGACTCTGGGGGGTATGAGACATCCGGGTACCTTGGGTCAGCCTCATACGCGACAACGGCAGTCGGCGCAGCCAATCATAGCTCGGGCTTCCAACTGGCTACGGGAGCGGCCGCAGGGGATTTGATACACGGCCTGCTAACCTTGGCACTACTGGATGCTTCCAGCAATACTTGGGTAATTAGTGGGACACTGGGGCGCTCTGACATAACTGCCACATACACACTGGCGGGGTCGAAAGCTCTTAGTGCCGCACTTGACCGGGTAAGGTTAACAACGGCGGGAGGCACAGACACCTTTGATGCTGGGACTTTTAATATATCATGGGAATAAACTAGTAAGGAGAAAAAATAGTGAGTTTATCTATAGGAAAAGCTGTATTAATACCAAATCCAGGGTTACCCGGTATTACTGTGCCTGGGTCAATATCTGAAATACAAAGTATTCAACTTAATGGTGACGGGACCCTCACAGTACTGGTAGACTTCTGGGCAGATCAGGCATCTTTTGATGATCCGCTTATTGTTTCTTTTTTAACAAAGAGTTACCAAATTGATGAGCCTGTTTCTTTTCAGGCCATTATTAATACTGAATTAAAGACATTGCCTGACTTTGATTTAGCTACTTAACCAGGCTATAGGAGATATATAGAATGCAACTTAATTTCGCAGCACCAATTAATGGTTACGATGATCAGCCAATTAAAGTGTCTAATGCCGTTGAAGCAGATATCAATAAAGGTATTGAGGCTAAGGACGCTGAATATATGACCCTTGGTAGTATGGCAATCCAGGCTTTAAATACTGTCCTGGATAAGGATAAGGATCTATCCGCCGAAAAGAAGGTAGCTCGTGCTACTTTAAGTGTTTTGATTCATCGTGCCATTAATGGAACAGAAGACACTGTAGTAGATGTCACTATGGAAGATGTAGTGATGATGAAAGAGCTGATGAATGCTATTTATGCTCCTCTACCACTAATGCGTGCGTTTGAATGTTTTGATCCAAAAGTAGCAGAAGTGCCAGGTAAAACCGAAACTTCTGAGTAATTGTAGAATGCCTACATCTTAATAAGGTGTAGGCATTTTTTATATTTATAGGAGATTATTATGGGTGCAAAAAACCCTAAGTATACTAAATTAAAAAATGATTTATTAAGTAATGGGGATACTGCAGCGATCATTGCGGCAATGCCTGATACAACCCCAGCTTCTATAGAAACAGCAGCAAGTGCAATTATAGTATGGATGAATACAGACACAGTGGGTACTGAACCTGAAATTGATGGTGGTACTTTATATGACTTAGTTGATCCAACTGAACGTGCTGCATTAAGCGCCAGTGACAAAGAAGAACTCAATGTAATCTTTGGTACAACTGGATTAAAGTTACATAATGGTTCAAAAGCACGAGATGCTTTACTTGCAATGTTTCTTGGTGGATCTACTACACGTACAGCATTCCAGGCTGCATTACTTACTACGGTGAAGAATTACCAGAAGTTTGGTTTCGCTACACCACATTTTCATGATATCGAAATCGCATTAACACCGGAGGCTTAAATTATGTCTAATCCATTTATTAGAGGCACACTTACTGAGTTGTCTAAAAAAACAAATATGCATACTTTAGGTGATGGTGAAGCTAAGGTTATTGGTTATTGGGATTTATCAGCACAAATATTTAAAGATATAGAAGTCAGTGTTATTAAGGTTACTACTGGTACTGGAACTTATGGTGCTGGTACTTTGGCTGAACTTTATATTGCAATTGCTGAAGATGCTGCAGGTAATTTTACAGATGCTATAGATGAAACTGCTGATACAGATCAAGCCTCCTCAATCGTTGAATGTACCTTAGCTGAAGCTATTGAAATTGCAGCAGCAAGCACAACATACTACTTCGATGCATTTTCTATCGCACAAAAACTTGGACGCAGTTCCATGCCTAGTCATGTTGCATTGATACTTAAGAATAGTTCAGCGACTGCTGCTGATGATTTATCAGCAACATCTGGTGATCATATTGCTAAAGCTCGTGAAATTACATTCGCATAAGTAATCAGTCATGTCTAAAAAAGGTATACGCAAACTTGTTCCTGTTGAGGTAGTAAACACCATTAAGCCTAATGGAATTTCAGATGACATTACCGACTTAAATAAAAATAATGTTTTCGTTAAACACTTGTTGGATAATTCCGGTGAAATTTACACGGTAGGCGGTAAGACAAATGGGCGTGCTTACGCTAAGGGGGTAACAGGGCTTCTTGATCTACCGACTAAGGTTGGTACTCCAGAAGTTAAGCCATCTTCGCGTGGTTTGGTTCTCGATGTTACGCAAGATGACGGGTTCCGAATTATTAACACTGACGCTGATGTTTTGGGGTCACAAACAGGGTTTACGGTATTCGGCGAATTTATGATTCGGTCGTTTAACGGGAATAGACGCTGTGTTTTCCATAGAGGTGCCGCCGATAGTTCCTCCACAATTAACTGGGGTATTGGCTGTTATGGTACTGAGTATTATTTTTTATGTTTTGACACAAGCGCGGGTAGCATGGGCGCGGGGTGGTCTGCCACCGTACCAACAGATACATGGATTACAATAGTTGGTGTTTATGACTATGTGAACGACGAATCGAGACTTTATGTTGATGGTGTTTTACGATCTAATATCAATACCCCCGGACAAGTTCCAAAACTTAATCAAGATTTTATTGGTTTGGGGTTAGGTGTAGATGCCAATAATGCGCGTAACTTCGATGGGCAAATTACCTACGCCGGTATCATCAATGATTACATGGCGACCGATGCCGAGGCTAAAGCGTGGGCAGCTAATCCTTCTGATATTTGGAAACCGCAAACCCAATGGCTCCCTGCTTTCGCTGCTGTTGAAGAAGAACTTTCTTTGTTGCCTGATGGTGTGCCTTTGACAGAGAAACCTAAAGGTTTAACCCCTATTAATAAGGATAATCCTCTTGCGAGAGATATGATTGCCTTTGTCTTATTTAATGGTAAAGGAGAAGCTATTTATAATGCTGTAACTGGGGAGTACTTTAATGAAGGTACTAACAATATAGATGGTACTCAACTAAGTCGTTCTACAGGTCTGGAAGGTAAATCAATCACAGGTGGTTCAGGTAATACAGGTAAACTAGAATTACATGAAGATTTAATAACCGCTGATTACGATGAACTTACTATATTAAACAGAGTAAAATATGCAAGTAATACAGTAGATCATGGTATGTTTCAAACTGATGTGGGTCTTGGCTTAGGTAATATATTAGTTTGGGCAGATTATGAAACTGGTGTTGGACTACGCCCCGGTGCTTATTCTGGCAACTCTACTGAGTATGGTGCCAGTAATACTATTCCTGTAAATGAGTGGGTCACATGGGGGGTTAATTTTCCAATTTCCGATACCGTTGTAATGCCTTATTTTTATCTTAACGGTATCTTGGATAGTACGATTCTCGGTAATACAGGAGACAGTTCACAAGGCTCCCCTATACCATTCACATACCTAAATAGATACGATGGTTCCAGACCTCTTTATGGTGAATGTTCTTGGATAGCTGTTTGGGGTCGTGGATTAAGCGCGGAAGAACATAAAGAATTTAACCGTAATCCTTATCAGATATTAAAACCACGACAAGATTACGCATTACCACACACCATCAACGAAGGTGAGCGTAATTTAATTGAAACTCAATCGAAAAGTATTTCTAGTAAAAAACTAAAGCAACTTACACCTGTTAATAAAAGTCATTCTCTTGCAAGAGATATGATTGCTTTTGTTTTATTTAATGGTCGTGGAGAAGCTATATACAATGCTGTAACTGGTAAATACTTTAATGAAGGTACTAACAATATAGATGGTACTCAACTAGCCAGATCGGTTGGTAGTGAGGGGCGGTCTGTATCTGGCGGCTCGGGGAATACAGGAAGGCTAGAACTACATGAAGATCTAACAAAGCTTGACTATGCTTATCTGACTGTACTAAACCGCGTTAAGTATGACAGCGCCGTTGATCAGGGAATGTTTCAAATAGGAAATGCAACAGCATTAGGAACTGTTCTACTATGGGCTGATTTGGATGGCGGTAATCTAAGACCCGGAGCGTATAGCGGTGTAGCCGGTTACGGTACGGGGAACTCCCTTCCTGTTGGGGAATGGGTAACATGGGGCGGAAACTATCGTATTGATATTTCTAATCCGATTTGCGCGTTTTACACTAACGGACAATACGACACTACCACAGGCGATATTGGCAATGCCATTGATGGAGCAGATGCCCCGTGGACTTATCTAAACAAATACGATGAAGGTCGCCCCCTATATGGCGAGTGTTCTTGGATAGCTGTTTGGGGTAGAGGATTAAGTGCTGAAGAGCATAAATCATTTAATGATAACCCTTATCAGATATTACAATCACGTACTGAATTTATACAAACAGATGCATTCATTGAAGAAATTTCTGGAGTAGTTAATCTAATTATTCAAGACTCTCTTCATGGACACGTCACAGATAATACTGTTTTAACACAGTTACATTTATTACTGGTTCAAGATGCTCTTCATAATCATGCAGCAGATAATGTTACTTTAGAGTCTGGGGTTGATTTACTAATAGAAGATGGATTACATGGCCACCTGGCAGATATTCTAGGATTAACCCAAGACCATATATTGATAGTAAATGAAGCCTTACATAGTCATGTAGCGGATAATTTAGATTTAACACAAGATCATCAATTAGCAGTAAATGAGGCATTGCATAGCCAAACTGCAGACACTCCTGCTTTAACCCAGGACCACCAATTATCTGTAAATGAAAGCCTACATACACATACAGCCGATAATCTGGATCTAACCCAATTACATATCCTTACAATTAGTGAGGCTTTACATGGGCATACTGCTGATAGTCTTGTATTAGATACTGCTACTCTATTAGTGATCGCTAATGCACTTCATGCGCATACTGGGGATAATCTCAATTTAACCCAAGACCATCAATTATTGATCAATGAGGCTTTACATAGTCAAACGGCTGATAGCCCTACTATGACTCAAGATCACCAATTGGTTATCGCAGAAGCTTTACATAGTCATACAGGGGATGGCCTGACTTTAACCCAGGAAAATACCTTAATTATTGCTGAAGCACTTCATGCACATGTATCTGATGCTGTTGTTCTTACACAAGATCATCAACTGACTATTGCTGATGCTATTCACAGCCACACTGGGGAGACTATTACTCTTACCCAGGACCACATTCTAATTGTGAGCGATTCGCTCCATATGCTAGTATCTGACCTAGTTACGTTGGTATCATTTATAGTTACTGATACCCCTAGTTCAAGAGTCTATAGTATTGAAGTTGGTTCAAGAATTTATCTTATAGTGCCGAATAGTGAAGGGCGTACATACCCGGTATCTAAACGTAATCGTGTATATTCTATTAAAAAGGTAACATTATGAGAATTGAAGCAAAGACCAAATTTAAATGTTTACGTGAAGGTAAACACTATGATGTAGAAGAAAAAGATCAACTTACCGTACCTGATACTGTAGGTAATTATTGGACAGCCAATGGGTGGGCTATAAATCTGGAAACAGGTGAAGAAGTTCCTCCAAGCACAGATCCTCTTACGTTAGATATACATAATTCCAAAATTGGCGTAACAAACACAGAGGTGTAGATCATGGCTAAAAGTGTAAATGATTTAGTATTAGATGGGGCATTTGAAGTCCTTGATGCAGGTAACGTTATGGTTGCCTGTAGCGCGGAACCAACTAATAGAACAGAGGCAGTCACAACTTATGCATTAGCAGATGCTGTTTTAACCCCAGTAACTGATTTTACTAAAGCTAATGGTGATACTAATGGACGGAAGTGTACGATTGCTGCTAAATCTACAATCACTGTAGATGTTAGTGGGGACGCAACTCATATAGCTATATGTGATGGTACTAACTTGTTATATGTAACTACTTGTACAACTCAGACATTAACAAGTGGTAATACCGTCAACTTCCCAGCATGGGATATTGAAATAGCTGATCCAACCTAATGGCTAAGGTATTCTATAAAGCCTCTGTAGCAGGAGTGTTAGATTACAAGTTTGATTTCCTGGCTCTCACTCATGCAGAGCCTGGTGCTGTATCTGACTATCTAGAAGTCGGTGAAACTATTAGTAGCCACGTAGTAACAGTTGAGACAGGTATTACAAAAGACAGTGATGCCATTACTGATACAAACACTTCTGTTACAGTTTGGCTCTCTGGGGGGACCTTTGGAGATAAGTACACAATTACATGTGAAATTGTAACCAGTGCAGGACGCACAGATACTTTTGAAGCAACTCTTATATTAGGAGTTTCTCGATGATTTTTATTAGTGGAGGACATCATCCAAAAGCTAAAGGTGCAGCTTTTGGTGATTTTAATGAATATGATGAAGCCAGTAAATGGATTCATATTCTCTCTGAAATAATGAGTGAAAGTCTGTATATAATAGTTCCTACTGGGGGATTAAGATCTAAAGTAGATTTCATAAATAGATCTATTACAACTGGAACCGGGCCCCATCTTGCAATTGAAATACATTTCAATAGTGATCCTTCTCATGGCGGTAAAGGTTCTGAGACTCTTTACTATCCTAAGAGTGAATACGGGCATGAACTTGCTGATCGCATACAAAAACAATTAAGTATTATTTACCCCCCTAATCGTGGAGCTAAAGAAGGTTGGTTTGGTATGGATCGACCTGGTGTAGTTGATTATCCAAATGATGTTGATGGGGATGAAAAACCAGATTATTTTTTAAGAAAAACTAACTGTCCAGCATTAATAATTGAACCTGAATTTATTCACAATCAAGATAAGATTGTAGAGGCGCGTAATGCAGGATGTCATGTTATTGCACAAACCTTAATACAAGCCTTAGAGGAATTTTAATATGAGTTGGCACCTTAATCAAAAATTTAGTGTTGGGGTTTTAATTTTAGTACTATCAAATATATTCACTACTATTTGGTGGGCAGCAAAACTTGATACAACTGTGATTAACCTAGGTGATATACCTAACCGTATGACAGCAGTTGAAGAAGCTATAATTGTGCTTCGAACAGAAAATAATTTAAAGAATGGAATACTAGGAGAAGTAAAACAAACTCTAATTACTCTTGATAACACCATTTCTCGTATTGATCGTGAACAAGCTCGTAGAACTCCAATGGTTGATCGTGTTGAAAAGGATATGGTTAGATGAGACTAATTAAATCTACAGTCTTTCAACTAGGGGTACTTATACTAGCTATATGTGGTTTAGCTATTTATAACGATGCTGAAGCATTGACTATGAAAGACTGGATGGAATATGCACAAACGTTTCTTTACACCTATGCTACTAAAGAAGGTGTAATTTACGGTTCAAAAGCTTATAAGGAAAAAGTTTAATGTTTCCGAATAAAATTATGATCGCTGTTGGATTAGCCCTTGCAATGGTTATAGGCGCATATTTTTATGGTTATAAAGCTGGTGGTGATTCTCAACGAGCAGCTGATGCTGAGAAAGTACAAGAAGCAGTAGATGCTGCCCGTAAAGAAGAGCAAGTTAAACAGGAGAAGGTTAATGAACAGGCTCAAAAACAATTCGATGATTTATCTGATATTAACAATACCCTTAATGCTGATAATCTCCGGTTGCAGCAGCGCCCAAATCGCAAACACTTGCCCAACGATTCCAAAGTTAACTGCCAGGGTACAACTGGGGCCAACCTTTCAAGACCGGACGCGAGATTTCTTACAAGGGAAGCTGCCAGAGCAGACACTCTCCGGGCAGCCCTCAGAGCCTGTTATAAATATGCAGATACGGTGAGTCAATAATGAATCAATGTATTAGAGGAGTTACACACTAATGACTATCAGTTTAAAACAAACAGGTGAAGCTGCTAAAAGTATTTGGGCTGTTTATGTAATTTTAGCGGCATTATGTGTAGGTATTGTTTGGGCTGGTGATAGCCGATATGTACAACTTGCTGATGGTGGGAAAATCACTCTACAAATTAAAGTAGACAGTCTACAAGAAGATATCGATGATCTCAGCCAAGAGTTAAAATATGAACAAGATGCAAGACAGGTTATAAAACTTGAAAGAACAATTGATTATAAAAAGAATAAAGTAGACGCTCTTATTAAAAAATATAATTTATCTCAATAGGAATATATATATGGCTGCCTCATATGACGTTGAAAATACCCCTAATCATATTCTGACACCAGATGATGATAAGGGGTTAACTGATTGGGATAATGAACCAACTATTTTAGATCTTAAGCAAGATCTAGAAGATGCTAATAGTGCACATAAAGCTCATACTACTGAAGTTAAAACATGGTTAGATAATTTAAAGATTGAAGGCAATGCGGTTATTAAGAAAAGAACAGGCAGATCCAATATTGTTCCTAAATTAATTCGTAAACAGGCTGAATGGCGTTATGCAGCATTAAGTGAACCTTTCTTAAGTACAGATGATATTTATAATACAGACCCAGTTACCTTTGAAGATAAAGACGCTGCTATTCAAAATGGGTTAGTTCTTAATAATCAATTTAATACTAAAATTCAAAAAGTAAAATTCATTGATGATTACATTCGTACAGCTGTGGATGAAGGCACTGTTTGTGTTCGTGTGGGGTGGGAATACGAAGATGAAACTAATGAAGTAGAAGTTCCTAATTACATTTATCAAGTATCTCAAGATCCTGCAATACAACAGCAGTTCCAACAGTTACATCAAGCGATGACTTATGATCCTTCTGTGTTTGATAAACTCTCTGAAGCTGAACAAGAACTACATAGAGCATCAATGGATGCAGGTGCTGCATTAGAACAAATTATTGATGGTTACTCATTAGAAGAAGAAGTTACCGTACTTAAAAATCATCCAACAGTTGAAGTTTGTGATTATAATAATTTAATTATTGATCCTAGCTGTCAAGGTGATCTTAAAAAAGCAAGGTTTGCTATTTACAGTTTTGAAACCTCCTTATCTGAATTAGAAAAGGATGGTAAATATCATAACTTAGATAAAATAAATGTCGAGGGCACTTCGATATTAAATGAACCTGATCATGAGTCCCGGGATGAATCCTCATTCAATTTTAAAGATAAACCCCGTAAGAAATTTGTAGCATATGAATATTGGGGATACTGGGATATTAATAAATCTGGGGTTGTAAAACCTATTGTTGCTACCTGGGTAGGTGGGGTCCTGATCCGGATGGAAGAGAACCCATTCCCAGATCAAGAAATTCCTTTTGTTACGGCTCAATATCTCCCAATTCGTGGTTCAATCTACGGTGAACCTGATGGAGCTCTCCTGGAAGACAACCAACGTATTGTAGGCGCCGTAACCCGGGGCATGATCGATATCATGGGTCGAAGTGCTAATGGCCAGGTCGGTACCCGTAAAGATGCATTAGATGTCACTAATAAGCGTAAATTTGATAATGGCCTGGATTATGAGTTCAACTCCCAGGTTGACCCAAAACAAGCTATTTTTATGCACACCTATCCTGAGATCCCTAGAAGTGCTGAATACATGCTAAATCTTCAGAATTCTGAGGCTGAGAGTCTCTCAGGCGTGCGTGCCTTTGCAAATGGCATCGGTGGGCAAGCCCTGGGTGATACAGCCACAGAGGTACGTAGTGCCCTGGATGCCGTATCAAAGCGGGAATTGGGGATTCTGAGACGGTTAGCTCAAGGTTTTAAGGATATTGGTCGTAAGATCATTAGTATGAACGCTGAGTTCCTGAGTGATGTAGAAGTCATTCGGATCACAAATGATGAGTTTGTAGAGGTTCGCCGTGATGATCTGGCTGGTAATTTTGATATTACCCTAACAATTAGTACTGCTGAGTCGGATAATCAGAAGGCTCAGGAACTAGCATTTATGTTGCAAACCATGGGTAATAACATGGATTTTGGTATGTCGAAGATAATTCTTACAGATATTGCTCGATTACGGAATATGCCTACCCTGGCTAAACGTATTGAAGAATTTGAACCTCAACCTGATCCATTGGCTCAGAAGAAGGCAGAACTTGAAGTTGAATTACTTGGTGCACAGGTTGCTAATGAAACTGCTAAGGCCGAAGAGAATGCCATGGACATTCGTCTTAAGAGAGCTAAGGCTCAGACTGAAGAAGCTAAAGCACGCAACTTACACAGTAAGTCAGATAGCCAGGACCTGGATTTCCTTGATAAAGAGTCTGGAGCTGACCATGAACGGAAACTTGATGAAAAAGATCATGACCGTGCAACTCAGCTCGATATGAAGACTGCAGAGGCTCTTTTAGCTGAAGATAAAGAAGGTACTGGACAAACTGCGCAAGGTGGTGTTGAATTACCTGATATAACAACAGTTTAAATTTTATTAATTACTATCTCTCTACGAGGACACACGAAATGAGCAATGAAGCAGATCTAAAACAATTAGAAATTAATATTGATGTCGCTAAACGTAAAGTTGAGCGCATGAATCGTTTTCGTAAGCTAACACAGAATGAGGATTTTAAAGTCCTTATTGAAGAAGATTACTTTGTACAGCATGCTAGTAGAATTGTACTATTACGTGCAGCTCCTGCTATGCAGACAGAGGAACGTCAAATAGAGTTAAATAACGATTTAACTGCTATTGGTTATTTAAAACAATACTTTGTTGCAATTATGCAAGAAGGAATGACTGCAGAACGTGCTATAGATGCAGATGAAAAAACTCGTGAAGAAATTCTTTCTGAGGACTTAAGTTAATGTCAGGCGCAGCAGCTGAAGAGCTGGATCAAAACAAGAATACTGAAGAAGAAGTTGCCAGCCCTTTAAGTATGGCTGATGATGAACTATCTAACCTGTCATTAGAAGATTTAGATAACCTGGATACTTCTGATGACGACACAACTGGAGATGATGACGATGACGGAGAACAATCAGAAAGTGGAGAATCAGACGGAGACGGAGAATCAGAAGGAGGAACCGACTCAGGAGAATCTGACGACGGAGAAACCAACGCTGATGGAGAAAGCGAAGGGACTGCTGGGGATGGAGCAGGAGACTCCGGAAGTGACGAATCAGGAGATGGAGAATCAGGATCCACCGACTCCGAATTCAGAGAAGGAAGTGATTCAGACGACTCCAAAACCGAAGAAACCAGTAAGGATGACGAGTCGGGACAAAGCAAATCTACGTCTGAAGATGACAAACAAACCAATGACTCATCTGAAGTAAATTTTAAAGATGAACATGCCAAGTTGTTAGCGCCTTTCCGGGCTAACAATAAGGATATGCAAGTTAGAAGCGTTGAAGAAGCGCGAACATTGATGCAAATGGGAGCCAATTATAATAAGAAGATGGCTGGTCTTAAGCCAAATCTAAAACTTATTAAAATGCTTGATAATAACAATTTGCTTGATGAAGCTAAATTAAGCTTCTTAATAGATCTGGATAAAAAAGAACCAGAAGCTGTTAAGAAATTTATTAAAGATTCCGGGGTTAACCTGGATGAGATAGATCTAGAATCTGACCATAGTTACAAATCTAATACTTACTCTGTAGATGACAAAGAAATCGAGTTAGACGGTGTTATTGATGATATCAAGGACACTCAATCGTTTAACCAAACTATCGATGTTATAAGCAATAAGTGGGATGAGTCCAGTAAGAAGGTTTTAGTTGAACAACCAAATATCATTAAAATTATTAATGAACATGTATCAACAGGCGTGTATGACAGAATTACACAAACAGTTGATCGAGAACGCATGTTGGGACACTTGGAAGGTGTTTCAGATTTGGATGCGTATATGCAGATAGGAGATTCAATCAATGACGCTGGAGGATTCAATAATATGAATAACTCAGGTGCTAATACTGAAATTACTAATAAGCCTACGCCAAAGCCAAAGAAAACCGTGGACCCAAAGATTCGTGACCGTAAAAAGGCTGCGAGTGCCACAAAAACGGCTTCCAGTAAAAGTAAGGGTAATGCAGATTTTAACCCTTTGGCTTTATCAGATGAGGAATTTGAAAAGGCTGCTGGAAGTATGAACTTATAATACTTACAGAAAGGTAGAAGACAATGACTAATATTTATAATGACCCAGCTGGTGGTAGTGACTCCAGTATCGGTACGCAGATTCGTATCGATTATTTTCAGAAAAAGGCGCTAATTGAGGCGAAGAAAGAGCAGTACTTCTCTCAGATGGCTGATGTTACTGCCATGCCTAAAAACATGGGTAAGAAAATCAAGCGTTACCATTACATCCCACTGTTGGATGATGCCAATATCAATGATCAAGGTATCGATGCAGGCGGTGCGATTGTTAATCAGAAAGTAGCTATTGAAGTTACTACTGTTGATGGTTCGATTCCAGAAGGCTCACCATTCTACGGTTATGCAGTAGGTAACTCACGTTACATTACTGGGGATCAAAGTGTTGATTATGCAACTGCAGCTCTTGCTGCTGATGCTGCTATCCTGGCATTTAATGCCTGGGCAGAAGAAAACACTAATGCTGGTGGTCTTGGTTTGACACTTGTTGGCGCAACTGAAGATCTTAAGTTCGCTGATGCAGTTAATACCACTGATGGTTTGGTATATGACTTGGGATTCCGTACTCCTCAGTTCGTAACCATTACTTCTGGTACTGATGATACTAATGTAATTGCTCTGGGTGATGCCCTTGCAGTTATGGAAGCTGGTAACTTGTATGGTTCCAGTAAAGACGTTGGTACTATCACTGCTAAACTTCCTGCCCTGTCTGAGACAGGTGGTCGTGTTAACCGTGTTGGTTACAAACGAATCGAAGTAGAAGGTTCTATCGAGAAGTTTGGTTTCTTTGATGAGTACACCCAGGAATCTCTGGATTTTGATTCAGATGCTGAACTGGAAATGCATATTCATCGTGAAACAATCATGGCTGCTAATGAAATCACTGAAGATGCTCTGCAGATCGATTTGCTGAATGGTGCCGGTGTTGTTCGTTACGGTGGTGCTGCTACATCTAAAGCCACGCTTTCTGGTGAAGCTACTGCTACTGAAATCACTTATGGTGATTTGATGCGTATGTCTATCGACCTGGACAATAACCGTTGTCCTAAAAATACGAAGATCATTTCTGGTACTCGTATGGTTGATACTAAAACTATTGATGCAGCTCGTTATATATATGTTGGGTCTGAATTGATCCCTCTGTTAAAAGAGATGCAGGATACTTTTAATAACCAGGTATTCATCCCTGTTCAACAGTACGCTTCAGGCGCTAATGTTGCAGTCGGTGAAATTGGTTCTATCGACCAATTCCGTATCATTGTTGTTCCTGAAATGATGCATGAAGCAGGTGCTGGTGCAACTGTATCCACTAATACTGGTTACCGTGAATCTGGTGGTAGTTATGACGTTTTCCCAATGCTGGTTGTTGGTTCTGGCTCATTTACTACAATTGGTTTCCAAACCGATGGTAAGACTGTGAAATTTAAAATTACTCACAAGAAACCTGGTGTTGATACTGCTGATAGCTACAATGATCCTTACGGTGAAATTGGGTTCTTTAGTATCAAATGGTACTACGGTTCTATGATTCTGCGTCCAGAACGTTTGGCTGTAGCATGGACTGTTGCTAAATGGTAAGTAAGTAGATAGCAACCCTCGCGCAAGCGGGGGTTGCTTTTATTAATATAGGGGTATCCACCCTCTTTAAAAAGGTGAAAACAATGACTGACAATACAGCTGAACAGAAATCTGAACCAACCGAATTAGCCTTACTCAAGACTCGTGCTACCCAAATGGGTATTTCATTCCATCCAAAAATTGGTGTAGTAAAGCTTAAAGATAAAATTGAATTAACACTTAAAGGACAGAATGCTCCTATAGAAGTAACTCCAAAAATAGTTATGCCTAAGATTGAAACTGCGGTAACAAAACGTGAGAGTGCGTACAAAGAAGCAAGTAGACTTGTTCGTATACGTGTTAATTGTATGAACCCACTTAAAAAAGAGTATGAAGGGGATATCTTTACTATTAGTAATTCAGTAGTAGGTACCTTTAAAAAGTTTGTACCATATAATAATGAAGAAGGGTGGCATGTACCAAATATAATTGTAGAGCATTTAAAAGAACGTCAATGTCAGGTGTTCTACACTGTTAAGGGTCCACGAGGTAATAAGATTCGTAAAGGTAAACTGATTAAAGAGTTTGCTATTGAAATCTTGGATCCATTGACCGGAGATGAACTACATGAATTAGCTCAGCGTCAAGCTATGGCTAATAATTTAGATTAATACTTAAGGAATTATTATGACTGATATTCAAATTACAGATGTAACAGATGGTACTGTTGGAGGTGCTGGAGTATTTGATAAATTGATGTCAGTTATTACTGCTCATATTGATGTTGAATACAATAAGAATCGAATTAAGGGTAGTGATTATTCCACTGTATACCTGGGTGCCATGCAATCAGCCATGGCCCAGGCTGTCCAGTTTGTATTAGGAGAACAACAAGCACAAAAGCAAGCAGAACTTCTTGATCAAAAACTTGCTACTGAAGAAGCTCAAATACTTGATACTACAACTATGGGAACTAATCCCGGGGCTGTTGCTGGTATGGTGGGTAAACAAAAAGGTTTAATACAACAACAAACAGATGGTTTTCAGCGGGATGCTGAACAAAAAGCATTAAAAATTATGATGGATAGTTGGAATATCCGTCGTTCAACTGATTCTTTAACAGAGACTCCCTCTAAAGCAACTGATCTAGATATAGATGAATTCATTGATACTATTGCTGCAGGTATTGGTGTTACTTTGGGTGTGCGTGCTTCAATTGGAGGAACAGTTAGTGGTGCAACTTCTCCTGGATTAATTCTACAAAAAGCGACTGGCGGAGGAGTAACTGGACAACATGATGTTGCTACTCATAGCACTAT